TTGTACACAGCTGTTCCAAATACAGAACCTACATCTCCATAAACAAAACCTCCTCCACTACCTGAAAGAGTTATGGGTTGAGGTTGAATGGTATTAGGTTCGTTTCTATCTAACTTAATACTTACATCACAAGTAAAAAAACCTTCAGGTTTAATGTATGTGTCAAGCTTATAAAAAGTCTTACGTATTTGAGGGTCAGATATAGGCATATATGCAGATTCATAAATAGCTTCTATACTATTATTATCTCTCGTACTACCTACTTCTTGTTTATACACATAACCGTCATCGTTAGCAAAGTATATAAGCTCTACGTCACCTACTAAGATTGAATCAGCTACGTGTACTTTAAACCCTTTTAGAGTTGCCCACTGAAAACCTTCACCACCTTGGTCAATAAACTTTGTTGCTATCAATCCCTTGGATACACTATCTCTTATATTATTAGAATAAACAAATAGTCTGTACTGACCCTTTTTACGAATTACATAACTATGTACACTTACCGTGCCATTTAAAAGCTCATCAAGTGTATTCTTGATTGGCTTAGAAGCTACGTCAAGTCCGAAGTCACCTATGCGTTCAGTAGAGCTCAAAGTTCTTAAACCGTCTGGTGCTAAGAACATAACATCACCACCAACTTCCCTGATACTGTCGGTTTCTAAGCAACCTAATGCACTTGTTAGGGAACTTAAAGAGAAGTCTGCACTACTTGAACCTGTTAATTTTAGTATTCTGTCTGTACAAAAGATGATTAAGGTGTCACGATATACAGCCAATCCTGTAATAGTAGACGCTACATTTATAACACCTGCACCGTCAGCAGGATTAAAGTTAGTATCATCATAGGGTGCAGTGAATACAAGATTTGTACCTACAGCAAAAAATAGAGTGCTTTTATATAGTAATGCTACTGATGCACCTGCTACATTAGACTCTCCTATACCTGAACCTGTTAAGAAAGTTAGTGAGCCTGAATCATAATATGCTGGGTAATTAAGGCCATCTGTAAATACAATCTTTTCTGTACCAGAGAAATTATAAACTTCTTTTCGTGTCTTAACAAAAGACGTATTAGAAGCGGTGGCTAGAGATGCCCACACAGGAGTACCTGAAGATGAATCTGCTTCATAGTACGTACCGTTTCTAACGGCTATAACTTTAGAAGAATCTACTGCAGCGATACCCTGTACTGTGCCGCTACCTGTTACTTCAGTATTAATAAGTTTTTCATACCCCAGTACTTTCTTATACCCGCCTGATAAAGAAGGTTCAAAGTTCTGTAAGATAGCGCCTGATCCAATAGAAGTCATACCATGTTGTAGAGGACTGAGATTGGATATTAAACCACCTTTGAATTGAATGGGAAATGTTTGCCACATTGTTGCCATAATTAAAAGCCTCCCGACCCTCCAAGAAGAGAGCCCCTTTGTATAACTGTAGAGGATATATAATCATAAGAGTTAATAAACAAAGTACGCATATGCTTAATACCTTCTTTGAACTTAGCCTCAGTAATAGATGCAGCCTGATTATCACCTCTAAATTGGTAGCAATAATACATAGCACCATCTATAATAACATGTCTAAATTCTGAAGGACTAGAAGGTACATCGTCATACAAAGAAAGGTCTAATGTGTTTCTGTAGTACTCGTATACTAATTCATAGTCTTTATCGGGGCTTGGAACTATAATATATTCTTGGTTAGGTGCTTTGACTATGTAGCGAGGTACACCTCGAATACTAGTGTCTGTGTTATACTCATGATCCACCCAATTTTTTAAGTAATCTCTGTAGTTTAAGTTTGTAAGCTTAGTAGTACTAACATTTAAATCTGTATCTTTCTTAATTCTAAAGCTATTAATATCAATAGTTTTAGCTTCCGTAGGGTAGCCGTACCGTACAGTACCTGCAGTCAGTAAGTCCTCCTCTTCCACATGATTCCAAGGCCAGCCAAACTCTTCATGATTAATATGCCTGATAGAAGCGTTGACTGCATCTTTAATAGAACTATAAAAACCTGTAGCGGTAGAAAAGTTAGAACTTGTAAGTTCTACTTCGTTTAATCTACGGTTAACTTCATTAACTAAACCTAAATAATTATAAGCCATTATTTTTCCCTTATACGTAAGCGAACAGTTCTTTCTACCACTAATCCACCACTCGTGGTGACATTACACGTAAAAGTATACAGTTTGTTATTAGTTCCTGAAGCTATAAAAGCAGTGGTAACAGTGTCTGTGTTTGTATTAGATACTAATTGAATACCATTAACAAGAGGGCCAGAAGGTACTAATTCTGTCTTTACGCCGTCAGCGTCATTAACAAACCAAGTAACACTACTAAGCGTTTCCCCACTAAGAAAGCGGGACCAGTCAATGCTGTAATCTAAAGTTTCGTCAGCATCTTTGTTGGGCCATTTTAATGACATTATAGTATCCTTTAAGCAGCTTGTGCGTATACAACTCTATTAGACGGGCTCTCTTGTATAAATACAGTTCTAGAATTATCCGCTTCTACATACGCTATTCTGTTTGATGGGTAGTCTATTAGGTACACTGTTCTATCCCTCGTGTAAGATTCTGCTAAAGCAGCGTAGTTAAACTGTACTGCATCTATAAGTAAAGATCCTAAAGGTACGCTGAGAGAATCAATACTTACAGCTAATATATTATTGCATTTAATACTTATATCGGCAAGAGCTGAATCAGCAAAAACATTTAAATCTTCTATAGAAGCATCAGCAAAAACATTTAAGTCTTCTAGTGATGTTGTTACTTCTAGTGTCTGGACTACTACAGTGGCCTGTGCATCAATAACTACATCATCGTCAGTAGTTGTAGGATCATCCGTGACACATTCAGCAGAAACACTATCTAAAACAACAGTAGCCTGTGCATCTACTTCTACATTAGAAATAGTAGAAACAGAAGAAATACTACTTAGAGATAGGTTTGCCTCTGATATAATAACTACATCATCTATAGTATTTGTTAATTCTATAGAGGCAGGCACAACATTAGCAGTTGCACTTATCGTAACGGTATCTAGTGTTGTAGCACTTTCAGTAGACGTTAGTGTGAGATTAGAATTCGCATTTACTTCTACAATAGGTATAGAGGTAGAAGAAGTAATACTTGATAATTCTAAATTAGCTAGTGCTACTACTACAGGTACCTCTGCAGAACCTGTGATAACTAAAGATTGTACAGATACCGAAACAGAGCCAGAGCCCGGATCAGAAAAGGCAGCACCTGAAAAGGGTGAAACACTAAACATTAGATCAATCGTCCTCGCTTATACTGCTATGGGGTTATTATGACACATTTACAACACAACTCATCATTATGTTGTAGCTTCCATAGTCTCCTCCAGCAGCAACTGTCCTGTCAGTATTGGCATCGTTTTGAATTTCGTAGTACACTCTGATTTTGTTAACATTTTCACCAGAAGACAACACCCAGCTAGTCCAAAAAGACCCGTTTATTGACGGCGTTGAAGAAGTATATGCGGAGTATACGGCAAGCAATAGATTTGGCGCATCATAAGATGTAGTGTTTAGTGTTTGTTGACTCGGAAAACCCGAGGTCTGACCGCCATTGTTTATTGAAGAAAGATTTACAGTTGTAAAGGGTACCCCATATCTGAAGACCAACATAACCGCAGCGTCATAGGCATTTTGGGTTCTAGTAAAGGTCGTTGTTAAATCTGCCTCCGTTAGTACCTTATACTGAAACATATCCTCAAATGTACTATTAACACTGGCTATTTGAGTAAATCCAGAATATACAGCTGGTGCTGGGCCCGTAGCAGTTGATGAGTATGCTATGGCAAGATCTCCAGCCTGCGCCCCAGATGGAACTTGTATGTCCATGTTTACCGAAGGGAAACTGGAGCCAACATATGTAAATTCCCGGACACCCGGTGGAGGGGGTCTGTTTAAATCGTTACTACCCAAGCCCATCGTCATTGCTATATTACTCATGATAATAACTCACCTGCAAGCTTGCCGTAATACGTTGTGCCGCTATCCGTTGTTAAGAACACATACAAATTAGTTGTGCCACTTGCGGGTGCATCTGGGGCTGAACCTCCGTGCCACTTTACCGATGAAGGCCATGTTATAGTGTACGTAGACGCTCCAGTGACCTCCAATGCAAAGGCAACCGAAAAACCTGACGCAGGAGGGTTGCTAAAGGTGAAAGTGGTGTTAGCTGATAAGGTCTTAGTGAAGTAGCTACCGGAAGATATATCTATATTTGTAGCTGCCAAGGCACCACCTGATTGCAGATACCTCTTGGCACTCAATCCATTCTTTATTTTAAAGGGTTTATTGTTAGCCATGTTTCACTTTCTACTCAGCTAAGGTCCTGTATTTACAGTAACAAAGTAGTTCGTACCGCCAAAATCATTTGCAACAACTGTGTAGATGTATTTCTCACTGGGGCCGGGACTTGGAAGTAATAGACCGTTACTAAATCTTACTGATGAAGGCCAGTAGACTTTATACTCGGAGGAAGACGAATTAGTAACCTCTACTTGAAACGTTTGCACATCGCTTAGGTTACTAAATAAAAAGCCTACGTCTGATGATAACGTATGAGTAAAGTAGTTACCTGTGGATGTGTCGAGGGTTATGCTTGGTACAATTTTTTCTGTGGAGTACTGAGTTACAAAGTAAGTTAGGATGGTTGGGCTGGTTGGCGCACTGTTAATAGCAACCAGTTTACTGCCATCGTCATTGAATACAAAGTCGTCGAGTTGATAGCTATAACCAACCTCAGTACCCACATCAAAAATAATGCTATCATAACTAGCTGTGCTAATATCATAAGCTGTAGAAAGAGAATATTGATGTATCTTTCCATAAGGGGTTGCAGCGCCTGGTGCGTACCAGCCGCCTAAAAACATCTTAGTACCGTCATCGTTGAAGCGCACTGTTTTGCCTTGGTCTTGTTCATTGCCAAAATAAAAACTAACGTTATTATACGAAGCTGTGCTAACATTATAAGCTGTAGAAAGAGAGTATTGATATAGGGTTCTGTTTGCCGTCCCAACAATATACATCTTAGTACCATCAGTATTAAGTGTTATACCTGTTGGAAAGCTATCCTGAGATGACGGGCTGAAATTAGTATCAACACTAGCTGTTTTTACACTCCAAGCTGTAGAAAGAGAGTATTGTATGACAATATCCGATTGGGTATCGCAAGTATACATTTTAGTGCCATCGGGGCTGAATGCGATACCTTGTGTGGCATTAGTAACTAAAAAATTATCCTGAACACTAGCATAGGAAGCTGTGCTAATATCATAAGCTGTAGAAAGAGAGTACTGAAACACTCGGTCTTGACCATTTGTTGATATGTACATCTTAGTGCCATTATCACCAAATGCCATTGCCAAAGGAACTGAGCCTTCTATTTCAAAGGTGACATTATCATACGAACCGCTCTCTACTGAATAAAAACCTATAGATACGTCTCCTGTAGAGGAAGAACTACCAACAGTAGCCTTCATGCTACCACCTACTTCAACAAGGTTATTGACGATAAAGTCTTTGTTGTTAGCCACTAAGCCGCTCCATCTATTATGTGAGAAGCTTGATACGATGTGCCGCCGTCACGGGTACTGAATGTTAGTACATCTGCTTCGTTAGTTGCAGGGGTATCAGGAGCGGAGCCGCCCATAAATTCAATAGAAGAGTCATAGCTGAGGGAATAATTCCCAGATGTCTTCAACAGCACCGTAGCCTGACTAACGGTCCCACTATCAGCAGGGTTACTAAAAGTTAATTCAGAGTCATTTGTTAAAGTAACATCAAATACTGCACCTGTAGAGAGGTCTAGAGTCACACTCTTTGTATCTGGGATTG